ACTGAAACTACACTAATTTCATGTAACTCCAATTCCTTGATAAGAAAAGATTCTGAGGCGCTGTCATAATCAGCATCACGAACTCTAAATCCTACGCTAAACGCGCTTAAGATACCCTTTTTAATCAGCTTGTAAACATCGCCTACTTCCTGAGGAATCTGGGCACGTACCCATAATCCTTGGTCGGTGACTTTATGCTCTACCATCTTGCCAATAGGCATTTGATGATTGTGATAGGCTAGTATAATTGGATTTTTAAGGTAATTACTTAACCCCTCATTCCATGCCTTCATAGGAATAACATCACCTTGTCTATCACGGTCTACTGTGCTAGCATATCCTTCAATATAAATGCTATCGTCAGTTTCTGTACTAGCGGTAAACTTGCTGCTTAAATAGAGTAATTTATCGATTTTCTTAGTCATATTACTCCCTCGTCGTACTAGGCCTACCACCCAAGGATGGATTGGCTGCTGAACCTGCTATATTAGCAGGTATTCTTATTGTATCCTGACCATCAAGTTTAGGATACCGTAATTCTTGTCTAGCTTCATTTGGTGTAATAATTCCACCATTTACTAAACTAGCGTGATAACTTGCTATATCTTTTAATTCTGGCTGTAGTGCGCTAACACTGCTTGTTATTGCTTCCACGTCATATCCAAAATATCGCTCCAAGCTGGAAACATAGAGCTTAACGATTGGCAATACTGTTTCCATGTAAAATAAGCGTAAATTAGGGGCAATGTTAGCATTGTTACCTCCCATTAACAATATAGGCGGAACGCCTATGGCTGTCATTATACGCTCAGTGTGTGTTTTAATTGCCACGTCAAAGTCTAGGTCACTAAACTTTTGATCTTGTAGTTTGTAGGGCTTTAAGCCGCTATCAAGTATAATTGGTCTACGCCCACCATTTTTAGCATTATAGCGCTGCTGCCAGTAGGCTAGGGTTTTCTCTTTAGCCTGTGGACTTAGTGTATTTTCACTAGTAAGCACCAGGCCAAAAATTGTGCCATTTTCAAAAAACTTTTGCTGAAACTCCTGCATGCTGTAGAGTATATCAATATTATCTAAGCACGCCTCAAGTCTGCTAGATCCACGATAGATGCTGTTACTGTTAATATCCTTAAAGTAAAACACATCTTGCTCGGGAAAAGTTACGCCAGCATTATACTTATAGCCGCGTATAAAAGTTCTAGGGTCTGTTAGTATTTCAACATTTTCTGCTGGCAGGTGGTACATAAACGTACCATCAAAGTGTACGAATGCATTTCCGTCTAGGAGCAAGTCCTTAAACAGCTCACGTCTAAATTCTTGTGCGCTTTGATAGGGATTTGGACGAAAGTTGAGTAGTGTGTTTAAGGTCTTTTGACGTATGCCATTAACCACACCATCGTGTACTTTATCTTTAATATCGTAGTCTAGTGAACTACATGCACTAACTACCATATTAACTGCTCTGTTTACGCTGTCGATATTACGAAAAGCGTTTCTATAGCTTGTAATGCGCTGTGAACTTTGAACACTGCTGCCTTCATCACTTGCTATTATTGGCTGTGCTGGATTTAATTTTTCAACAATCCAGCTACGAAGTCTTTCTAATGCCACCGCTGCCTCCTGTAAATTCGCTAAACGAACCAAACTGAGGCGTGCTACCACGATAACCGCTCAAACCACTCTTATGTTTTTCCTGCTGTACTTGTATCCAGTGCTGTTGCTTAGCGACCGAATTAGGTAAAGGACTCTTACCATAAATTCCGTGCAGTTGTACATGATGGCGATTACACAGGGTATAAACTAAATCATATATCTGTTCACGGTGATCACTAATAAACTCGTCACGAACACTAAGTATGCCACTATCAGTACTAACATCATAGCCACGCTGTTTTGCCCAAATTTCTAAGAGATGGGTAATACTGTGTAGATGATGTAATTCTAACTCCTCAGTACTGTTACATATATAGCAATGTGATTGTTTTTCGTAGGCGCTTTTAGCCTTGTCTCTAATCCACTTAACGGCGATTCTTTTATTAGTATTTATGGCCATAAAATTTTACTATTATCATATTTTAGCTATTGTATACCAAAAGCACAATAAAAGTCAATACCACTTTTTTATACCACATAGCTGTATATAGCATACCGTAATGCATCTGCTATATGACTATGCCGATCATGCTTAGGCCTCTCACGCATTAAACCTTCACGATCGTCCCAGCGATACTGATCTAACATAGCTAGCACATGTTCGCAGTGCTTAAGAACACGCAATCTACCTTGCTGTATAATTGTTTGTAGATAGGCAATACCAGGTAGTACATCTTTTTTAGCTTTGGTAGTTGAAATGTCGTAGGTATAAGCAAGATCACTACTAAACTGTGCAGCAGCACTGTCTATAAAAATTACCTCTGGATTGTGTTTATCAATTATCCTGTGAAAATGTTCACTGTGCTGTGCCGTACTACGCTCTGCTTCACAGTAGTCCTCCACAACCCAGTAGTACTCTGTTGCTGGATCATAAACTACTACAACAAATGCTGTGGCGTCACGATAACCTGGATCACAGCCAGCAAAAGCCTCACCGCGTACTGTAGGTGGTAGTTCGTCTAATACGTATTCCGGCAAGAAACCCTCATAGATTTGACCTAAATAGCTGGTAAAGCTGGCCATGTACTCTTGCTCAAACTCACTTTTGGGCATTGACCGACGTGCTTCGGCTACATCACTGGCACTCATGCGCGTATTCTCTGTATAATCCGCCTGTATGCTAATCCACTCCGAAAATTGTGGATCAAAGCCACGATTATAAAACTGACTAAACCAATTTTGACGCCCACGCGGTGTACTAATAAAAATAGCTTTACTATTAGGCTTGTCTAGTGTAGGGCGCAGTGCCACATTAAAAGCACGCTCACCGTGTTCACTGAGTGCAGCTTCGTCAAATATTATCAAATCATAGCTACGACCTACTGTGCTGTCAACTGTGCTAATTGAACCCATTCTAATAGTTGACCCATTGCCTAGTTCAATAACTTTATCCTTAAGATTATCACGGGTAACTTCCAGGTCAAAATGCTTGATCAAACGCCGCTGCAGCTCAAAACTAATACTGCTGAGGTTATAGTTAGGCGATATAATCAGCACATTACACTGTGGTACTAGTGTAACCAGTTGGCCTATAATGTTGGCTATGTAGGTTTTGCCTAGTCTGCGTGCAAGTGCAGCGCAAATAAAACGATATTGCGGGCTATTAACACTATTGATTAGTGCGATTTGGGGTCTGTTGATGGTGTCGTACATGCCCATTAACCTTAAGTAATTGTCAATAGGCAGTTTTATAAATCTTGTTGTGGCTGGATAATCTGTAATTGTTTCGCAATCAATATCGGGCCTGCTTACTACTAACACTAAACGTCTCCACTAATTAATTTGTGTATTAGCTGCGAATATTTAGTGCCGTCATCATTTATCTGCACGTTTACCTGCTTGCTAGGTGCCGACTCAGTGCGCAGCTTTTGCAACTGTATTTCGCGATCTAGAAGGTCCATGCTCATTTTATGGCTGAGGTGTAGGAGGTCTGCAATATCTTTTCCACTACCAACCCCTGCTTCCTCTAACTCCTCAAACTTGCGCTTGATAACGGCGTCCATGGCACGTCGCATAAGAAACCTGTTGTTATATCCCGTATCAAAAAACACACGGTCTATATATCCACGTACTTCTGGTCTAGCTAAAATTTCACATACCCTGTCAAGTGGTACGCCTAGTTCCTCTGCAACAAGCTGTGCACTGTTTGTAGTAAGGTAGCTATTAGCGACCTCTAGTGCTTCTGGGCTGATTTGTAGGGTTTCGGCTGGTAGGTATTCCATTGTCTGGTCTCACTAATACTTGTTGTTCTATACCGTTTATTACCATGATATATTTATGATAAGTTTGCCCTTGTATTTCATATACGGTACCATTTAGCGGGCTATCAACTAATACAGGATTTATAACTGTGCATGCCTCACCAAGGCTACCACCGCCACTGTACAACCAAACTGTGTTAAATTTGCTCATGTTTAGGGTCCTGTGGTATATTTAATTTGTAGGGTTTCTGCGGGTAGGTGTTCCATAGCTATTTAACACCCACTAAATTTTGTTTAAATATATTCCAGCACTCAGACCAAGTCCAGCGTAAACTACCGGTATAAACTGCATTACGATCAAGTTGTAGTGCACCTAAAACTGCAGTAGTTAAATTTACATCTAAGTAACCTGTTATACCATGATCAACTACATCTTGTGGTCCGGGCACTGGATAAGCTGCTACTGGAGTACCACAAGCCATTGCCTCCAACATAACTAAACCAAATGTATCCCAGGTGCTAGGAAACACGAACACATCTGCACATTGAAAATATTCGGCTAATTGGTGTCCTATTTTATATCCTGCAAACTCTACATCTGGATAGTGTTGCCTAAGATAATTAAGTTGGGGGCCGTCTCCTACCAAAATTTTGCGAGTGTTGGGTATTTCTAGTCTGCAAAAATCCGCCAAGCTTTTTTCTGCACTAACGCGGCTAACACACAGCAATGTTTTTATTTTGTTGCTTTGATGGGGTTTAGGATTAAATATTGATCTATCAACACCTCGCGTCCAGACTACTACATTATTAAGCCCGTGCAATTCAAGTTCACGTTTAACCGTAGCTGTAGTTGTTAAACATCTACCACTGTGCTTGTGAAACCAACGAATATACTGCCAAGTTAACCAAGGTGGAATCTTTAGTAATTTATGTAACCCTTCAGGAAAACGAGTGTGATAGCTAGTATTATAAGGGATACCGCTATTTGTAAGATAAACTCTAGCGCGCAAACCAATAGGACCTTCTGTGGCGATGTGTATATAATCCGGAGCCAGCGACGTAATCGCTTGGGCCATATTTTTGGCCAAGGCAAGTTTGACCTCCGGATAGCCAGGGCAATTAACATAGCGGAAGTCCCTGGGAGTAATATAAACAACATTATAGTTGTCCAGTAGAGCACACGCTTCCAGATTTTTGTACGTTGTAACCACGCCATTAATCTGCTCCGGTAAGTTATCTGTTATTATTAAGATCTTTTTCACAGCTTCCCCTGACCACAAACCAGGGAAATTTAACCCAGGTTTTCATTGATTGTAGTGCTAGTTCACAACTAGCTTGTGTTTGAAATTGTAGTTGTATGCGACCAGGTATGTCACCAGGATCGTATATGTTAACTACTAACAAGATTAATAGGTACATTTTGCTCTGGTTTAGGGTTTTCAATAGTATGCCACTCTACTATGGCAAACGTTCCAGTATAGTCCTCGACTAGAGCTGTACAACTTTCTACCCAGTCGCCATCATTCATATAAATTATATTGCCAATACGTTTAATTTCTGGTTTGTGTATATGCCCACAAATAACACCGTCAAAGTGTCGCTTTTCACAGTAGTTGGCTAGTGTTTGCTCAAACTTAAACATAAAGTCCACCGCGCGTTTCACGCGCTGCTTTAGGAACTTTGAAAAACTCCAGTAGCCAAATCCCAGTTTATGTCGCCACCAGTTATACTTTGTGTTTAGTTCTAGGAGTACGTCATAAGCTTTGTCACCTAACCAGGCTAGCCAAGGCGCTATTCTAGTAATACCATCAAATAAGTCGCCGTGTATGAGTAGGTAGCGCCTACCGTCTATGCCTAAATGCGTCCACTGATTGGATATTTTTATCTTGCCAAAACTGAGGTCATAGGGTATTAGCGGACGTAAAAATTCGTCGTGATTACCTGCAATCCAAATAACTTCTGTGCCACGCTTGGCATGCTTTAATATTTGACGGACTACATCTGTGTGGCTTTGACGCCAATACCACTTATTTTGCTGCGCTTTCCATGCGTCTACAATGTCTCCTAGTAGATAAATTGTTTCGGCACTATTATTTTTTAGGAAATTGGTGAGTAGTTCAGCTTTGCAGCCCTTACTGCCAAGATGAACGTCGGAGATAAAAATGGTTTTGTAGTCCATGTGTGTGTGCTCTCCAATTTTGTTAGTTTGAGTATAACATAGTGGCAAGTATTTTTCAAGTGCAGGATTTGGCACCCTAGCTGTTTTGAAAATTTTTGTTGTAGTACGCGTGTGGGTGGGCCCCACCGCTATAAGTAGTATAACAGTCTAATAACCGCCCTAGTTTACAGTACATTATAAATTTTATAGCGGTCCGGTATAAATTCTATAATCTATTACAATTTCTATTATAATTCTAATAAAATTATCTACCGCCTATCAGCCGACGAATGGTAGCGCAATTGTCGCTAGGACGACAATCTTTCGCTAAAATTGGCCTATACTAGAGTTTCTTTCAACACAACAGGAGTAGCTGAAATGGCAACAGCCAAAGCCCCTAATTATAGCCCTGAGCAGACCGCTCAGATTGTGGAACAATACCAAGCCGGTGTTACGGTCGAGCAGATTGCCCAGACTATGGGCAGGACTGTTCGCTCAATTGTAGCGAAGCTCAGCCGTGAAAAGGTTTATATCGCTAAAGAATATAAAACCAAAACGGGCGAGACTCCCGTTAAAAAAGATGTAACGGCTGATTTCATCGGTGCTGCTCTCAAGCTCTCAGAGAACGATATAGAATCGTTAACGAAAGCTAACAAGAGCGCACTGCGTGCAATTGAGGCTTTTATCCGTAACTCTGCCAACTAGGGTATAGGGGCGCAAGCCCCTATATAAACACTATGAAAAATGTAGCACTTGCCACTGATCCAAAGATTATAGCATTTAGCCGTCGTGCTGAGATTGCCGTTGAAGAACCGTTACAGTTTTTTATTGTGCCTACCGACTACAAGGGTTTTATGTGGCTTATAAAAAATAGAATCCTTGGGCGCAAGCTCACTGGGCCTAGCTATAATAAGCATTACAATACACTTACTGGATCGATGCAAGAATGAGAACACTTACCTTAGCCTTGTGGCTGTATGTTATGTTTATGATAACATTCCTTGCACGCTACTGTTTCACGTGAAACAGTAGCTCATACAAAAAATATACCGCTATAACTTTTATAGCGATGGCGCCAAATTATAGCATATAATTTGCAGCCGTGTCAAGCCCTGCCACCGCCGTTTGTCGGGCGTAGACTGCCGTTGGTCGGCTGATGTATGGCAGGCAGCAGGGTATGGGCGGTAGGCAATTGTCGCCTAGGCGACAATTGACCAGGGAATTTTGAGTATACTTAGCACATGGTTAATGCAAAGGACATGGTTATGAAAAGGATAGCAATCTATGACATGGACGGCACAATTGTTTGCTCAATGCATAGGTATCGTACCATTGTTGATAACGGTATTGAGCGCATTGATCTCGATTACTGGCGTGCTAACGAGTATCGGGCACTTGATGACAATTTGTTACCATTGGCAGAACAATATAAAAACGATCTCGATGATCCCAACTGTATTGTCGTTATTGCTACTGCCCGTATTTTGCGGAACCCTGATCGTGCATTTATTTATAGCAGACTAGGAACTCCCGATCATATCGTTAGCCGTAATGAAAATGATAACCGTTCTGGCGGTACTCTCAAAATCGAAGGGCTAAAACGGATTTTCAAATTGTATAGCGATTTAGGTTATCATTTTAATGACGCTGTATTTTATGAAGATAATGTTGCATATCTTAAAGCGGTATGCGATTACTTTAACATTCGTGGTGTTTACATTCCAAGCAAACAAGGACATTGATATGGAAAATTTAATGGTTATGCAAGATAAACTGGTTGAACTTTATAACGAAATGTACGGTTTTGATCCAGATTTTGGAACGGTTAGCGATTGGAACGATCTAGGTTGGGTTACTAGAATGTATAACGATTTACTAACTGAGTTTCATAGCCTGCCTGCTGAGTTTGACCTTAGCCCTGTCGAAGACGAACGTTCTATTTTTTGGCGCGAGTTAAATCGTCGTCAATTGTTGAACGATGCAGAGCGTTTTGCAAGTTGGGCTAGCGCAGACATAGAGCGCGGCGATCTAAAATCTGCTACGTTCTATCAAATGTTGGCAAAGCGTGCGCTTGCCGCTTGGGAAACCACGCACGCATAGGTTCCACGTGGAACACTGTTCCACGTTATAAAAACCACACCGATATAAAATTTATATCGGTGGCGCCAAAAATTATATCATATAATTTTTGCCCGTGTCAAGGCCTGGAGCGACCGTTCGTCGGCTGGTAGCAACCGCTGGTCGGTCGGATAGGCGGCGGGTATGGGCTGACGAATGGCAGGCACTGCCTGGTATTTTGTGCTATACTAGCCGTTGATTCACATTTACAAAGGTTATAAATTATGAAACGACAATATTTCGCTGTTCTAGATACTGAAACGACCCTTAACGATACCGTTATGGATTTTGCCATTGTAGTTTGTGACCGTCACGGCAAGATTTACAATAGTTGTAGCGTTCTAGTTCGTGAGTTCTATGACCCTGCTACACTGTTCCATGACAAAAATGCTAACGGTTTTTGGTCTAATGCTAACCTTGAGCGTCGTCGTGCTAATTATCAGAACATGCTAGATTCTGGTACGCGTATGCTCGCGTCGGTAACTGCTATAAATAATTGGATCAATAAATGTATCGGTACTTATGATCCAATTCTTACAGCATACAATCTCGCTTTCGATAGCAGCAAATGTGCTAATAGCGGTATCGTTCTAGATAGTTTCACTAGCCGCTTTTGCCTTTGGCAAGCTGCCGTCGGTAACATCTGCCGTTCTAAAAAGTATAAGCGTTTTGTGCTCGACAATCATCGTTTCAATAATGCTACCGATAAAGGTAATATGACATTCAAAACCGATGCTGAGACTGTTGCAGGTTTTGTAACTGGTAACATGATTGCTGAACCTCATACCGCGCTTGAGGATGCCCGCGATTTTGAGATTCCAATCCTACAAAAAATTGTACGTTCTAAAGGTTGGCGCGACAAGATCGAACCCTATGATTGGAAAAAATTTCAGGTTAAGGATCATTACAATGTTTGATACATTCGGCGTTCTAGGTTCTATACTGCTTGGGGCTTCGGCCCTGCCCCAAGCCATAGAATCCTATCGTTATAAAAACTCAGACGGGCTAGCTCTAGGTTTTATAGCAATGTGGTGGACTGGTATGGTTTTTATGACAATCTATATTGTGCCTAAAGGCGATATGATTCTTATAGCAAACTATGTTGCCAATCTTTTTCTTGTAACAGTTATTTTGAGGTACAAATTATGGCCGATTCGTTGATAAAAGTTGTAACAGCCGCTGTTACCCTGCACTGGACTGCTATGCAAGAATTGTGGCCACAACTAGAAAAGCATAACGTACCAAAGGTTAGAATTAGCAATCGCATGTATCGCACTGCGGGCCTAGCCCATTGCGAGGTGCATGAGGTAGAATTTGCTAGCAAATTCTTTAACCGTTATAAAACTGAGATGCTTTGCGTAATTGTACCGCATGAGCTAATTCATGTTGCAGATTATATAATGTTTGGCGAGGATCCAACGGATATGTGGCATGGCCCCGCTTGGCGTAAACTCATGGTAGAGTATGGCTTGCCGCCGGAGGCCTTCCACCAATATTATATAAATAAAAGCGATCCAATTGTGAGGACGTTATAAAACGTATAGCGGCGCAAAGCCGCTATATTTTTTACTATATCGCTACCAATTATAGAATTTATAGCGATGGCGCCAAAATTATGATATAATTATATCATAATTTTGTTGCGCGTGTCAAGCCCCAGGGGCTACCGTTCGTCGGATGCTGTCTGCCGCTGGTCGGGTGATTTTGCCGCTGATCCACCTGACAGATGGTAGGCCAATTGTCATCTGGACGACAATTGGCCACTGAAACCCGTGTATAATTGATTTTGTTGCGGGAGACATAGGGTCAAGCCCAAGACAGTTCTAGGAGTTGTAATCATGGCAGAAAAAGCCGTTAATTACACCGCCGAGCAGACTGCTAAAATTATAGCAGATTATCAGGCAGGTGTCGCGGTCGAAGCAATTGCTTCGGCTATGGGTAAAACCGTTCGTTCTGTTGTAGCGAAACTTTCGCGCGAGAAAGTTTACGTTGCAAAGCAGTACGTCTCGAAAACTGGCGAAAAGCCTGTTAAAAAAGATGTAACGGCCGATGCTATCGGCGCGATTCTTCGCCTGTCAGAAAATGACATTGAATCGCTTACCAAGGCGAACAAATCCGCTCTCAAGGCGATTTTCGACGCACTTGCTAACAGCAAGCCGTTATAAATCTTAGGGGCTTCGGCCCCGCTATAAAATCTTTAACACTCTAGGAGTTATACCATGCTTACCCCTCAAGAAAAAAACCTGCGTAAAGAGCTTAAAGGCGTCCTGCGTGACATGGGCGGTTTTGTTCATTCTAAAAAACCGACTAATACTCTTTTTCCTGGCATGACCATGGTTTGTGAACCTACCATCGGCCGTGATAATACTAAATTTTATAACGTGAGCTTTGCTTGGTGTGCCAGTCACGATAAATTTGACCGTAAGGTCGGTGAGCTTGTCGCACTCAAGCGCTGGGGTGATATGGAAACTGTAAAGTTGCCCGTCCACATTGTGGATGCACTTGTTGAGTATGACCTAGTTGACTAGGTTCTAAAAACCATAACGGCCCAAAGCGGGCCGTTATTTTCGCCATAACGGTTATAAATTATATAATTTATAGCGACCTGGCGCCAATTTTATCATTAAAATTGCACGCGTGTCAAGCGTTTTTGCTGCCACTCATCTGCCGCTGGCTGCCGCTGGTCAGGCCGGTTTTGGGTGTAATTGGGTCAAGTTATGGTTATTATACTGTTATAAAATTTGTAGCGATATTGCGCCAAAATTATACTATAATTTTGGCCCGCGTGTCAAGCGAAAATGCCGCCGCTGGTCGGCCCGTATCGACCGCTGGTCGGTTGACCCTAAGCCGCTACAAATTATATAATCCATAACCGTACCGCACTAAATTATATAACCTAGCACGATGTCGCTATAAATTCTATAAATGATGATGGTGGGTGCACCCACCGGCGCCAGTGGAAAAACTCCCCAAAATATTTAGTGGTTATTCTGCGCCAGTGCAAACACTATCAAGTGCAAAAATTTATTGGTCTTGCGCCAACATTATAGCGGCAAATCAACATCACCGTCAAGTAAATTTTTTTGACCCTAAACCGCAGCAAACCACACCAACAGCACAAAATTTCTTGGCCGGCACCCAAACTAGTACAGTTTAGGGTCAGAAATTGTGGTGTTGCGCCAGTGGGCAAGCAATCAAGCTAAAAAATTTAGTGCTCTTGCGCCAATATTATAGTGGCTGATCAACTACCCTGTCAAGAGAATTTTTCTGACCCTAAATCAGAGCAAACCCAATAGTGTGGGCAATAAAAAACCCAGCATAAAGCTGGGCTGATTAAGTGTAATTATTGCGGTTTAGGGTCACTCAACCTGGTTTCAAGCAATTTAAGTACATTTTTGTTGACTTTTTCTAAACTTTCTAGCTGATCGCTAGGCACCCCTAAGAGTGTGGCTAAGCTTTCAATCATCTCAAACTTTTTACGCGGCACCTCACCGCGCTTATTGAGGTAGCGTTGCTTTTGGTAGATGCCCATGCTACTCAGCTTGGCAACTATGCTGCGCTCTGGCACCCTAAGCTCCTCGGCAATTTTGCTAACAGCAATATTGGCTTGGTAGTCGTTTACTATTTTGTCCGTAAGTTCTTTAGTATATTTCATGTTATTTTCCGACCCTAAACCGTAGTATTCCAGGGCAAGTTTGCAAAAATATCTGGTTCTTTTTTAGTTTTCGTGTGATTGATCGGCTGCCAGTCGACTAGTGGTTCAGGCATTAGATCCCAATGATTAGGGTCTAGGATCATTAGCTGTGTTCTAAGAGTAGGGTGCGCTACCCATATCTGGGCCAACATGGTAGTCATTAACTTGGGCATGTTTTTTAATTCTGTTAATCTAGTATTTCTAAGACACCAGTTGCTTGTAGGGTTGTCTCGCTTAGTGCCAGTTTTAGGTAGTCCAATTTGGCGAAGCTCTAAGAGTCTGCTGTGTGGTATTCCAAATGCTAGTTGATCTTGATCCCAACTATAGTCAAGGTTACAAACACTATCCGGGTCTGGTGTCCAGCAGAGTACTTCAGCCAAGCTATCCTCCAGCATCCAGTTCTTATCCTCTTCGACACTCCACTGGCTATACTTGACTCCATTATAGCGTTTTTGTGCACTCCAGTATAGTGGAACTAGAGCACTGTAATTTGTTGAGCCTGGCAGGCTTTGTTGTTTTACTAAGCTCGATCTTTTTAGTTTTGTAATTACTCGCCACAATCCTCGACTCCAAAGGTCGGATTGATTAACGTTTTTGATAAGGGTTTGCTGCTGACATATACGGCCATTATCTTTATAGTATAGTTGATAGGTGGCTAGGTGTGCTACAATTTGGGGTAACATCCAACTATTATAGCTATTTAAGTGGTGATCTTGTGCTTGTTCTTGTAGGTCACTAAGATTAAGATCAGCATAACATTCAAAGGGAAAGTCTTCAATTCTATTGCTTTTAAGTGTAAACATGTATAAGTTTTCTAAAGTTGATAGTTACCACTCTAGCAGGTAACAACGCTTGACCCTAAACTGCTAGAAACCCACAACTAGTGGATCAGGGCTAGTGTGGGCAATTTGGGGGTGGGGAAAATTTATTTAGGTTAATCAAATAGACAAAATTTTGGTACTTTAAAAACTGTTTAAGTTTTAGTCGATTGCCAGCAACAGTGGCGTCACTCTAGACTGCTCTACTGTGGGCCCCTCCACCAAAGCGGATCCTCCCATGTAGATTGTCTAGTGCTCCTGCTGTCGCGCAATCTCAGTTTTATAATTTCTAAAATTATAACTAATTATATCATATCGCTAAGTGGTTTAGCAAGTGTAAATTTTTTCAGGGTACTAGAGGAGCTTGTGCGATTCTACTATGTACACTAACAGGTGTGCAAACTCGTTACTATCAGTGTTATGCTTATAGTGTCTGAGACCATGTTGTGTTAGTGCTGCTGCAATGGCTAGTGGCTCTGAGTATTGCAGCTTAAGCTTTTCAATAAACTCCTCAACATCTTCGTTTAGTGTTTGTATTTGCTGGTCTGTCATCATAGTGGTTCTCGTCTAATTAATCTTGCCATATACACCTTGGTTTTTTGTGTGTTGAGTAGTAGTGTTTGCTCGCCGTTGCTGAAATTTTGTGTGTTAGCTACTGTAGTGTCACCGCTTTGCGGCCAGCCTTGTGTGCTAGACCAGTATACTTCTGCACTAAAAGCATGCGTAGTTTGAAATATTTCTAGGGTAGTTCGTGCTGGCAGATTTGCGGTATAAGCACGTGGTGTTAACCTAGCTGGTACTGCATAGCTGTTTAATCCATAGCCTAGTGTGCCGCAGCCACCGCCGTTGCCGTAGGCACTGCTAATAATGGTATTTTGAGTGGTTGTAGGTTTAAGGTTGTAGTAGAGTATTTCTAGCTCATAGTAGCTGGGTATATACCAGTCACCATAGCCACCTATACTTTGAGTTCTAGCCCACTGTGCTAGTGGGTGTTCTGTGGTATTCATGTTGTTGGTATTAGTCCAACCGTCATATACACTGTTAGTTCCTGTGCTATTGCTAAGCACAGTTTTCCACTGTTTAGTAGTTTCACCAGTGGCTTTTGGTGCTACTATTAATCTGTGTGTTGCTACTCCATTGCAACTATAGCTAATCAATCCCGCATAGTAACCACCTAGATAACTATCGCCTATTGCCAGTGTGGGCCCTGGCCCTGGTGTAGTCGTTGTTGTAGGCTTAACAAACACAAATAGTCCTGGACCACCAGTTAGTGAATTAGCTGGAGCACTATTAGTAGCTACTGCTACTCCACTAATATAGTGTTGGTCAGTATTATTAGGTGCTGTTATTGTAGTTCTAGGAGTTGTACTAGTTATATGTATGCCTGTGCTAGTGCTATTAGTTACCAAACTAGTATCTACATAGTTACTACCTCCACCACCGCCAGCACCACCGCCAGCAGTGCCTGATAAATAAACACTTAGTCCGCCGCCTCCGCCGCCATAGTAGCCACCACCTCCGCCAGCACCAGTGTTAGTACTGCTTGTAGTACTAGCACCTCGGCCACCAGTTAAATAGCCGCCAGCAGTATTACCTGTTCCGTTTCCAGTTCTACTAACACCAGCAGCTCCGCCACTACTTTGTGTACCGCCACCTCCACCACCTGCTACACCGCTGCCTACTGTTCCATTTCCACCATTTTGGCCCGTTTCACCTGTACTGCTGCCACCATGGCCACCAGTAATTTGTACAGTTGACTGATCGGATACCACACCTGCTCCACCACCAGCACCTGCTATAATTATTGGTGCATCATTACTAAAAGATATACTAGTATATCCGCCGCCACTACCTATTCTAAGACTTGAATTATTAGTTATACCTGTTTGACCACCGCCTGGTTGACCACCAGCAGCACCGCTAGCAGCTATATTAGCATTATTAGTACGCCCACCACCACCAACACGTACAAAATATGTAGCAGTATTAACAAGAGTATAATCTCCGCTGGCATAACCACCACTGCCGCCCTTGTGATAAGTACCAGTACCCCACTGGCCATTGCCGCCACTAGCACCCCAAAGTTTGCAAGTAACAGAAGTATTATTAGGCGCAGTAACAACATAAGATCCAGGCTGAGTTAGCTGTACAACTGTTTGATCAAGACTAGTATAATACCTAGTACTATCAACGATTAACCAACAACCATAACCACGCACAGGTTGTGTAAAAGTTCTAGTAATATTAATACCACTACTAGTTGCTTGAACTGTATAATTAAAACTGCTGGTAAGTATTGTATCGAGTACGTCTCCACTAACTATTGCACTAGAATTAACAGTAATAGTGTTCATAGAAGTACTAGTAATACTATATGTAGCACTAACACCCTCCGGACTAAAACTTATTTGCTGGCTATATGTAGGTGTGGTAACGTTATCCCAGGTATTTAAATTACTACTAGTAGTAAACTTTATAGGCGCTACAGTAATTGCCAGTGTTTTAACTGGAAAATTATAGGTAGTACCCTCTCTAACAAGTTTAGGTTGCAGGGTATAGTTTGCGCTATTTTGCAGCACAGTTGGCATACCTATTAATTTTGTGCCAGTACTATCTATGGATAAACCACTAGGCAGTGCGCTAGCACTAAAAGTTATTTCATTGCTGCTGGCTAGATCAATTTCAACATATTCATTGACCAGTAATTGATGGCTAGTATTATAAATAACGCCACTGTCATCAACATATTTAAAGGTAAAGATTCTAGGGTATGTGCTAGTGCCGTTATTGGCAGTAACTGTAAATTGTAGTGTAAAAAATTGTAGTCCACTAAGACCATTGCTAGTAGGTGTGCCACTTAATAATCCGCTACTACTAAGTGTTAGCCCGCTAGGAATATTACTGCTAGTATAAGTAATAGTTCCACCCGTAGCCGTTAATTGTACAGGAAGTGTTTGAGCTGGCAAGTTGCTAGGTGTAGTCCAAACAATATTAGTAGCATAATATTCTAGTATATTTGTAGCTATGGTATATCTGCCATCTTGATTAGTTATAAACAGCGAATATAAACCACTAGGCATTGCTGGTAAACGTACACGTAATTCACTGGTACTAATAGCTTGTGTTTGAATAGCTACTTGTAAATTACCGCCACCAACAGATCCAACGCTTACAGTACTATTTATAAAATTTTCGCCAGTGATTACAACATAATTATTATTACTGGTAGTACTTAGTGGAGCATTAATAGCTTGATAATTACTATCAGTAACTTGTACAGTTAAAACTCTAGGGCTTAGTCTAATAGTATTAACAAGACTTTGTTCACTAACAGTGTTTGGCTGTACATTATCTGTACCATGTATTTTTATAGTCATAATTATGAAAATGTTACAGTTTGATTAATAGCTGCAGTAACACTATATATGTTATATCCAGCTACACTTGTATTAGTTGTATACGTTGTTCCAGCACTAAATGTGGCCGTATATGTATTTGGTACTTTTAGGACTAATATACCGCTACCTCCAGCTCTACCATTAACTGGTGCTGCAGGCTGTCCTGTAAAAGGTACATTTTTTGATAAAGGCCATTGCCCGCCACCACCGCCGCCGCCAGTATTTGCTACACCAGGACTGCCGCCAACTCCTCCGCCATATAAATCTATTGTATATCCACTACCTCCACCACCTAATCCACCAGTAGTACCGTATCTACCGCCTCCACCAGCATAATATGTTGTAACACCAGTAATATCACTAACAAGACCATCTCCGCCTTGATTATTACCATCAGTGCCGCCAGCTTCACCAGCACCACCTCCACCACCCTGTCCACTATTATTTCCAAAACCACCACTAGCACTTGTAGGTTGCAATCCTAAGCCTATTTGGCCTGCGTTACCTGGACCTCCACTACCACCATTTATATATAAATCAAAGTTTGGTCCATATGTTCCAGTACCACCTCTACCACCACCTAAAGCAATTATACCTTCATTAGTATAGTTAATTCCAAAACTAGTATCACCACCAGCAGTATTAATGCCTGCTCCGCCTGCTGTACTTTCAACACCAGAACCACTTCCACCTAAACCAACAGTTATCGAATAAGGTATTCCTATTTTTATTTGATTAGTTAAATCGATAAATCCGCCAGCGCCACCACCTGTTTGTTTACCACCACCACCACCACCACCTACTAACAGTAGTCTTCCAGGTAATGCATTGGCTGCTACAGGCAGTGTAAATGTTCGTGCAGCACTTTGAAGGTCTATATCTGTAGCAATTACAGTAAAACTAAAATTAGTACCTGTTAACACCGCAGGAGGATTTCCAGTTAATAGCCCAGTACTACTATTTAATATTAGAGTTCCTGGTAAGCTACTACCGGCTTGCAAAGTATATGTTATAGCTCCATCACCAGTAGCTTCTAGTTGAATTGATGTATTAACTGTACCAAGTGGCTGATTTGGTAATATTGTGCCAGTAATCCATTGTACTGCTCCGCTATAACTTACTCCATTTGGTTTTATATATAAACTACCATTAGGATTAGTTAAATATAGAGTATATTCTCCAGAAGCTTGTGCTGGCAGCTGAGCACGTAATTCAGTAGTAGATACATAGGTTAAACTTATTGCACTAACAGAGCCAATAACCAAAGTACTACCAGGATAAAAATTAATACCTAATAGCTTAATATATCCACCGGTTGTATCAACTGCATTAGCACCAGTATTATTATACAAATTATCGGTAACATATACACTACTTATTACAGTTGCACCTGCTCCTGTAATTCCGGCAACTATACTAGCTTCAGATATTGTATTTGGTTGTACATTATCTGTACCATGAATTTTTAGCGTCATAGAGTTCCTCTAAACTAAAAATATAAAAAACTAAAGCCCGCTCTGCTTCAGAGCAGGCGGGCTTTAGCACGTCGACGATTTAGGAAGTGGATTACTTTTATGTAGTGCTACTACGACCACCAGCATCTTTTGTCTACACTCTAGCCGATTGCGAATTGGCGTAAGTCGGTGCAGTTGATGTCCCGAATCTTGTGATTCTTAGTTGCTGTTCGGTCTTGGGTTCCAGCCAAGATATGGGCAACTAGCGCGTCTAGGATTTGCACCTAGATTACCAGACGTTGCTGGCTATTAACAATTATAAGAACGCGACTAACCAGGCACTGTGGTTATAGCCTTGCCATTTATTGTTGGCGCACTGGCCCAGTTGGGCACAAGCAGTTTTCGGTTACTGCTAAACCCCGACCCTAAATCGCTAGATTGGGTCGGCTTCAAACCTTAGCAACGCACTGTTTTTAGTTGCTGGCAGCTAGCTGTAGGCTAATGTTCACTCTGCACTGTGTTTGAACTATTTGCCAGGCTAGAGGGCTTATTTCTAGCACACCTTTGCTCTGAGCACGTTTGAGCTACTGGCACTGTTAACGACTATCTACCCCACAGCTCCAGTTAACTACGGCTTGTGGCATATAACCCTGAGTTCATTGTCCAATCTTAGTTGGCAAGAGGAATAGCTCAGGGACGGTGTAGTGGTTGGCCGCCATGTTTTGCAACAGAATCGGCTCCACTGGTTTCTAACTCTCGTGTTAGATAACGCATAACTACGTATATGCTACGGTAACAGGTCTTTTGGTTAACCCCTATAACTGTTAACAAACTAGGGGGCTGGTTCCTTTAGGGTGGTTAGCAGCTTCCACCATGTGTATCCGTTCCGCGTCTTTTCAGCTTTATGGGCCTACTTGCCAGCCACAGATTTCAACACCGTTGTGGCATTTTTTACATTGGTTGCCCTTTCCAACAATGCGTAATATAGGCCAGCTAGTCTTTGTACTCTAGGAGTTACTACTAGCTAACTGGGCATCAACACATTTGTATAACCACGGCACAGCATAGGGTCTGTGTGTTTCCGTAGTTATACAAATAGGTTGGTTGGGTCTGTGTTAAGGGTAGTTTCAACACAGATTAAGAACTTATCCAACAGATTAATGTTGGCCCTGGTTCGCCCTAAACTCTCAATTTATATAAATATTATACACTAAGGAAGCTCTTTGTTCAAGTGAATATTTTTGATTGCCCCTAGCTCAAGTAGTGTTTTGATTACCTCTGGTGGTAGCCCAGCAATTGGGCCTTCATAGTCTGGCAGTCCACAGCCCTGCCAATATTTACAGTTACTGCCAGTTAGTTCTACTAGACCTCTGCCAACCTCAACTTCTAGTGTCATCATTGACATATGTTGTCTCCCCAATCAATAATAATATTATACACTGTTGGGCACTACAGTTCAAGTAAAGATTTTTTAAGCTGTTAACTATTCCGCACTTTAGCCAACTTTTGAGTTGGCGTTTTGGGCATCACACCACACGGCTAGCAGGTTGGTGTGCCGAACCCTTAACAGCTTTTAGATTACAAGGATGGGGTGGTCTTCGTCTAGTACATCGTTCTCCACACCGCTAAAGTAGATGGTAGTCATGTCGTTATACTCATCATAGGCACGATCTAGGACTACTACTGTACAATCAAGCTGTTCCTTGGTAAAACCTTGCAACCTCTTAAGCAATTCACCATAAGTAATCATCTATGCTCTCCTTTAACTATTTATTTAGTGCTATCGTGCAAATTTAGACATATGGTAGCTAACCAGTCATAGCCGATGCAGTTATTTCAGGATTCGTCTCCGGCTGATTGAACCCGAATAGCTATAGCGTCCTATAGCGATACCTTGATAACACTAAACAAATAGGGTTAGAGGGAGTACCGCTGCTAAGTCATAGCTTAGCCTTAATATTAGTTGGTTGTACTCTCTGGCGATTGTTCTCTAACACAATAATAATATTATACAGACTTCTGTCAGACAAATCAAGTGAATATTTTCTATGGTTTATAGTTTACCAAAACTTGAAGGCAATCCCACTGGCCGTATGTGAACTGATATATACGGTTGTTAATGGTAACATCAAACCCCTCACCGTTACTCCACTCACACACTTCCATAAAATCCGTATCACTAGCATGGTGGCAGTAAGCCTTAAGTTCTGCAAATTTAGCCACACGATTATAGACGTCAATGGTCATTATAGACTCCAAAGTGTTGTTTGATGTGGTCAATGCCTTCTATGTGCGGCGCTACCGCAATAACTTCTAGTACCGTAAGCTGTACCAGCTTGTTGATAAATTGTACTTGTGTTTGCCAGCTATTACCATTACCACTAGGAAATGCTGCTGTTAGTTCTGCTGCCTTATTCCACAGCTGTTCAACATTTTTATTCATAATAATTATAAACACTGTAGTACTCGTCAAAGGCTAGATCTACACTATGTCCACAATACACCCAAACAATCTCAGCAGATTCATCATAGCTCATCATCTGCTCTTCTACATGAATTGTATCTTCTGCCTGACACACAAATGGCAGTGGCGCGTCCAGGGGATTCTGACCCTCGAACCTATATAACACAACGTAATCTTTCATTGCCGCTCCTCACATTATATAAATATTATACACAGGTTTGGCACGCCGTTCAAGAGAATATTTTCTGTTTAGCCGAACAGCATGGCTAATATGAGTGAAAGTACTAATAGCACAAAAATTATAGTGCGCTTATAGCCGTGATTGTTGTTATCTACCATCGTGTTTGCTCCGCTAATTCCTTATAGCCAGTTGTAGTAGGATGTACACCATCCCTCTGATACTTGTTAGTTTGTATTACTTGATCACCAAACATGCCCGCAATAGTATTTACGTCTTGGTATAGGTGTTTGTATATTGCTTCACTGGGCACAATCCAGTAAACCTGCTTACTAGTAATCTTGGCTCTAAGTTCACGCAATTTGCCATAGGTATTCGCTGCATCACCATCATTAACACCTAGGCTAATAATGGCAATTTTAGCTGCTAGGTTGAGGTGACCATAGCGTTTTAGCCAACCACTAGTACTAATGCCTACATTAGCACGTAACTCACAGCCGCTACGAAACTGTGCAACACCTAGTGCAATGCTGTCGCCTATGATTAAACATTCTAACATGATTTAGCTGTCTTGTAGTTGATGCGTGCTTAGGTACGCCATGTAGGCAGCCTTACACCGCGTTTCCTCTGAGCCCCATATACTTTCCCAGCTTTCGCCGTATAAACACTCCCAGTATTTGCCTAGAGGATCGGTACGATAACTCCGTCCGTCCTCAGCTTCTAGAAAAACTGTTTGTGTTAGTTGATGTCCTATAAATTTCACCGTTTGACCACCTATTTTAGTATAAATTCCCAGCCACTGGGAGTTCCAGTTTCTTGCCAATATCTAGCCTCTTTAAGTTGCATAAAATCATCTACGCTAATATCTTTGCCACTAGTTTGCCACCACTGTTCAACAAATTGACTGCTTTCAATTTGACCTAATTTACGTTTAGTGTTAATAAATTGTGGATAAAAAGTACTAGTAAAATTAATATTTTCCGTAAACAGTGGTATTGTAAACTCATGGGGTCTAGCTGCTATGTATATGATATTTTCTACATATGGAAAATAGTCATGCCAGCGCTCGACAGTTAAGGCGTACTCTTTACCAGAAACATATGTATCTAGTAGCCGTTTAGCATAATTTCTGGTAAGCATATATGCTCCCACAGACCAGTTATAAAAACTGCGACGTCTAAAGCACATATCTTCTTCTGATAGTCTAACTTCGGCATCTTGTCCACGTAACAAACTTAATTGAACTACATTCCAGTGATATTTATCGAGCCTAGCAAATAGCTCAGACCATGTAAATTGCCAATATTTACAAAGCTCTAAATTCATATCATCTTCTAAAAATATTGCTACAGGGCTATTACTGGTATAATACCACTGTTCAATAGCTTTTAAGTGACTAATTACAGTTGCTAGGTGTCCGCTGTCTATGTGTTTAACTAGTTTACCTATAACATATTTATCTTTAGTAAAATCATGTTGTCTGCCATCAAATGCAATTATTTTGGTAAAACTAACAGCCAGGTTTTGCAGTTGCGCTTCTAGCTGCTGCTGTCTCGCCGTACTATCTTGCAATGTAATAAACTGGCGGAAAATTTTGTAATTTATTCATTTAACCTGCACTAAATACAGTTAATTTTTCTAAGGAAGAGGCCGGATTCAAAGTATCATTTAAAAAATAGTTACAAGCAAGCGCATATCTATTAATAGAACTAGTACTTATACTTGTACCATGGTCTAAATCAGCAGGAAAAATAAACATTCTATTGGAAACAGGGTATAGATCATAGTTTTTATAATTATAAATAGTATCTTTTTCACACTCTAGAAGAAATTTAAATTTATTAAATATGGCATCTGTTCCTGGACACCTTATTTTTAGTAAACTCATTTCTTCTTGTGTTAGATTTTCATTAAAATATAAAACAGCAGAAATCATTGCATTTGGATGCCAATGACCAGGATGATACTTTTCTTTTCTTGTTATTGTTATCCAGCTATGGGTACGTGAAAAATTATTTTTTATACCAATTACATCTTTAGTATAAACTTTTACATATTTATCAAAAAGCAAGCCCAGTCTAGTTAAATTTAAATCTTCAATTATTGTTGTAGAACTACTTAATTGTAAAGATGTTGAACCAGGAGTTTCGCCAATACGTAACGTCAAATCGGTTACAGATTTAATTGCTTCTACTTCTTCTACTAATAATTTTTCTTCCGACTCCAAATCTACTTTTAGTAGTGGTATTGGATTAACATTGTGTACTGTTACTTTCATTTTTCTAAATATTTAAGTTGCCAGTTATTACAGGTGCCACGTATACCATCATCATACTCTACTAGTACATTGCCCCAAAAGCTCTCCAATCCGTCATAGTGTAACCATTGCTTGACGACTGTAGCCACCATACCATTTGGCAGTACTAGTACCCTAGTGCCACTGGTAAACTTTGCAGTTTGACCCTCACTATCTATACTACAAGTACAGGCGTCAAACTCCTCACACTCGTCGTCTATTAGTTTAAAGTCCCAGTCGGGGCATAGATGTTTATACAGTGCCATGGGTGCGCTCCAACAAAACTTGCTGGGCTGCTTTTAGTGCAGCGTTCCAGCTTTCAGTATCGAGTGGATTGCCCGCAGCGCCAACGCCTGAATATCCGCGTAGATCATCTAATACCTGGTATGCTTGTTCAAGTACAGCATTAGTATAGTTGGTCAATTCATGTTCATAAAACTGGTAAACACCTAGATTCGCCTTGTGTGTAGCACCATGTTTGTGTGCAAGTTTAACAATCGGGGTCATAGCTCCTCCACTCATCGTACTCACTAGGCTCGTACACGCTGCTATCAATATCGCTGGTAACGTCTACACTATCGCCAAACTCGTCGTAGACAAAGCATAGGTAACCGTCGCTGTACCAGTCAGCAAATTTTAGTCTAGCTTCGTAAAGGTAGTCAACCTCAAATTGATCAACAATGTCGTCAGTTAAACTGTTAACTATTGTACATCTGTACATGTTGTCTCCAAAAGAAAACGGCAGCCAAGTGGCTGCCAAAGAAAAACCATACAAAAGCTGATTACTATTCCTCACCTTTGGGGCGCTACTGTCTGCATCGGCCGCATCGTCAGTATCGAACCCTAATCAGCTTTTGTATGGCGCTAGTGTTGCTAGCAGGGGAATCCCAGTCCTCGGAGGTTAGACGCCTCGTACATACTACCCCTTATCTAACCATATTCAAACACACTTGACGAGGCGACCAGTGTCTAGACCTGTTCCTGCTTATCTCTAGTGTGCTTGAATATGATGCCAGTCCCTAAACTGGATCATATTGTCTTTTTACTCTTGGACGACGGTCCGCAGGTCTCAGATAACCTTATGCGTAGTCCACCATCACTCGCATATTTTAGTTGACGGGGCTTTCACCCGCCTCGACATTGGCCGCCTAGCCACTAGGGAAATGTGACAGCAAGCTTATCGGGCCTTATTATCCTTACCCTAAACCTAAGCAGGTATGGCAGTTGAAGGGCCATAGCGACTTGCTAGTGTGTTTAGAGTTTCGCCACATTGCAGTGGCTCATCAGAGGATTTAGTTAGCTACTGTTCCCCAACAGCCCCAACCTGAGCAGTTACTCTGTCCGTACACATTCGAGGTATATGTCTAACCCCGTCACCGTTTTACCACAGTAGATGTATGGCCTACTGGGAGGTCTGTGTGACTAACCTAGGACACCTAACGCTAGTCCTATCGCGCTCTACCATTGGGTATGGTAAAGTTTTTTGTTGTTACAGTCAGTGGTCGCTACAATGCACATTTTGTATGTTAAAATAATTTTATTTAGTGTGGCAAAATGTCATTTAAAGCCGTTGGCGACTAATCGCTTTGCTTTCCTCACTGACTATAAATAATATTATACAGGGTTTGACCAACTCATTCAAGTTAAAATTTTTAATCTTGAACTACTAAGTGCTCGTAGGTTCGTCGGCTAGCACCAAAAGCATAGTCACGTATAACTTCTTGACGCATTAACTCACAAGTCCACTCAACTAATTGACGACTGTACTGCTCAAACTCCTCAGTATAGTCACAACTCCAGTCGATATAGCCAGGCCCAGGGCCGTGTGGTTCAGTATCCCAAAATAGAAAACCACACTCTAGCGCTAGTGCTTTAAATCTTGGACTTAGTTGTTTTGTGGTTGATTTTGTGGGTGTTTGTGGTTGCTCGTTTGGTTTTGTTGCTAAATTAATTGCCGTAATAATTAGTTCGTCCACCGTATTATGCCTTTAATAATTGATGTTCTAGCTTATCTAAGAGTTCCATAACTCTGCTATCTCTAGTGCCACTTTCATAGAGTGCTATGCGTAGCCTGTAAAGTGGCTCCCTAAATTCACCAAATACTGCTTGAATAATAGCTTGTTGCCCGCGCTGCTCAACTTCTTTGAGTATACTGTCTTTGTGCTGCTGTATAACCGCGTCACTAATTAGTTGCCTATAGCCTAGCTTTACGCCAATATTATACTCTGTGTAATATTGGCCTGGCAGCCCACCAGTACTAAAGTCACTGTCTACTCTGGCAAGATCTAAGAGTAGTGCACTAAATTGTGGAACCCTGCGAGTAGTCTTTTCTGCTTTGATTAGCCGTGCTAGTTCACTCATATTTTTTCTTGTAAAGTATTTGCTGTGGCTGATTGTATGTTTCTAGGTTGAGATGTGCTATTAAGCTGTCAAGTTTAGTGGTATCCTGCCTGCGATTATCCTGCTCTAGCCTAAATAGGGTTTCGCTAACCTTGTCTTGTAAGGCGCGCTGAACAATATTTAATCTATGTTCTAGCTCCATTAGTCTATAGCATAGGTAGCCTATAACAACAGCAACAGTTACTAGGGCTAGTATAGTGACGGTTTCTGTGCTAAACATCTTTTACTTCCCAAGCCCAGTTGGTGATAACCCAGTCGTCTAAGCAGTCCTCAAAGGTAAACTTTGCATCCACCTCGGTTTTACCAAACTTCTTACACATACGTTCATACCAGTATGGCCAGTATTCTACACGTATTTCTTGCTCGGTAATTAGTCGTGGTTCGGTATCTTCAAACTCGTTATACTTGAATACTCTCATCTTCGCCATCTTGATTAACTCTAGTAAAGTTTAGACAAGTCACCCTATAGTCATCAATTACATACTCTAGTTTACGTGTAACAGGATCGCTGCCAAATGCTCGGCTGTAGACAAGGTTACCGTCTCGTTCATAAATTTTTATTTCAGTGCTCATGGCGCTCCTAGATAATGTCTGCCAATAAGGTTTAAGATTACTACAACGCTAAACCATAGTGTGCCGTAGAGAAAGTATCGTTCAAATCGGTTTTTAATGGCATACCAAGGAATCTGTTTAAAGGCATATACATCCTGTATCCACAACTGGTCATTGCTAATATAGTTTAGCTGTGGTGGTTGGTAGTAACGGCCAATTTTGACTCGTTGATTGAGAGGAATAGGTACGGCAACTAATTCACCATCTCTGATTATATATGCCATTTAATCTCCGTAATAATGTTTGCGAATAGCTTTGATAATATGATTTTTTGTAGGAGGCTTTGTTTCTTCAATGATATTAAGTATATCTGTAAGCATTTCATCAATCATTTTAGCTGGATCGACTTGCTGTGGTGCTCCCCAGCGTGTCCAGCCACGTTTCATATATTCACGTACTAATTCTGTTTTTATCATTTTTTTCTTTTTCCAGTGCTTCTGCCAAGATTTTGTTAACCATTTGATTAAAGGTAATGTCCAGTTCATGTGCACACTTGGCAATATATAAAAACTCTTGGTCAGTTAGGTCTACTTCTATATTTTCCATTATAGTGCTACCTCACCTTTTTCATAAAATCCCACATGCCCGCCACGAAATTTGACTATGTGTTTAACTTCTTCAAAGCTCATAGGCGTGTAGTTGATGCGTTCTACACTAACATTAAAGTACCTAGGGTCAATTCTATTATTAACCAGCACTTCTCGGTAGTGTAGGTGTCCGTGTATATTGCAGCCAAATCTAGCTAGGCTGTCTGGGTGTACTGGTATGTGGCTAAGCAGCATACCGTCTAGTACGTGATAGCCACGAACATCGTCTACATAGCTAAGATATTCTTCAGCAGGAAAAATATCGTGATTGCCTTTGATCAGTACCTTACGACCATTAAGCCTGTCTAACGTGCGCATATTTTTGCGATTGATAACCACATCGCCTAGCATGTATACACGGTCTTTGTTGTTAACCACACGATTCCAGTTGCCAACGATATGCTCGTCCATTTCTTCTACTGAGCTAAATGGTCGCAGCCAAGTACCGTCGTCTCTAGTAAACTTTATGATATTTGCATGACCAAAGTGCATGTCACTGATTAGCCAACAATTACTCATCTTTATTCCTATTATGTAGCCAATTACCTAGCCATATTGCCAGGGCTAGGGTAATTAGAAATACTATTACTTTAAATTCTATTACGTCCCATAGCGAATGGGTTAGGTCTAGGGTTAACATCTTACTTTCTCTTTTTTGTTTGATAGTGATGTAGTATTACTATGGTAGCAAATATACCAATTAATACTGCATGCACAATGATATATTCAATAGTATCCATAGTTAATCATATTGACTTCGCCCAACATCTTCTGTGCGGTCGCTGTCTAATACGTCATTTATACCTTTATTATACACGAATTGTAGCAGCTTGGCAAGTTCATAATCTCGAAGGTTAAAAACACTAATAGCCAAAACGTCCTGGGGCTCTCGCCCTAAGACCTTGGCTATTTCCTCGCTGTACAGCTCTAAGACAGCTTTAGTAGTATAAACTGCGGGTATTTTCATCGCCAAGTCCTATGCTGCTCAGCTACCCACTCTTTGCCATCATAATCATCAATATACCAGTCTACGTCATTGGGCACTTCTACAATTTTAATATCGCTGTAGTTGCTGTTTACACTTTCGCCTAGTGTTTCAACGCACTGTATAAGTACTGGATCGTTACGAGCTAAGTCGCTGGCGTATCTATAAACACCGTGTTCATCAATCCAATAGCTGTGATCATAGTCGTCGCAAGCGTGCTGCCAGCCCTTATGCTTGGCAACAAAACTGTAGGCCTCATCGCTAATCTCAAAACGGCCATAATCACGGTTAATTGCAACTTTAGTTACATCCATTGATCTTTCCTAAATTTGTTGAATACTTGTTTAAGTTGTTCTGGGCGATCTGGCATGCTTTCAACTACACGAGTCTCTAGCTTATCTATTAAGTGGCCAAGACGTTCACCGTCCCAGATAGCATTGTGTATAGCTAAGAAACCGCTAACCTGTGCTTGTACATAACTTTCCGGCCCAAAACCGAATACATCGTAGAGAGTGTGCCGATAGCTACTGTTCTGTTCAATCTCAGCTTTGAACAAGCGGCGCATAACACTGCAAAATGCTTTTAGCTGATCATCCTTACTAAGGCCATTCCAAAATTTATCATGATCTTCTTTAAGTTCCACTTCCCAACGCTGAAAGCTGTTGGTTAATTCTTCACTAAACATATAAGACCTCTGCTGGATATTCTATCTTACCATCCCACTCTAGTTGCTGACTTTCAAAGTCTGTGAGAACATTATCTTCAACTACATGGTAGCCAAGCCAGGCTTCTCGCCACATTGGACTATTGTGCAGTTCAATAACAGCTTTAGCCAGCTCAACCTTACGTTTAACATCCTGTTCTGTATAGCCACAAGGTAGGTTAACCACATAGTCACCAGCACCTTTAGCTTTCCAGTAAGGTTCATTAGCCGTATTATAGTTGCAATAAACTTGAGTAGTAATAATAATTTTCATCATTGTCCTAGAATAGATAAGGGCCAGCTGTGCTGGCCCAGAGACTACACACCAAGTTTCTGTGCAAGCTGCTCAAGAACTTCGTGATTGGCTTTTTCCAGGCTTTCAAACAGCTCGCTAGGAACACCAACTGCAGCTGCAATACGCTCAACAAGATCGCTCTTACGAACGCGAGGCTGAGCAACTTTAGTCTTAGCCACATAAACACCTTCACGGCTAAGTTTGGCAACGATACTGCGGGTGCTCTTGCCCAGGGCTTGGGCAATCTGCTCAACAGGAGTACCACTTTTGTACTGCTCAACAATCAACTGGACTTGCTCGGGGGTGTAGTTTTGTGCTTTAGTTTCCATTTGTTTTCCTTTGTGGGTTGTTTGCGAATCAATAATATGATTATACAGACAATCAATCAACCCGTCAAATGAATATTTTTAGTTGTTTATTTGGTTTTTGTGTTTGTCTGCCAATCAATAATATAATTATACAGACAAACCACTGATACGTCAACTGAATATTTTTAGTCGTTTAAATAAACTGTGCAGTTTAGGTGCAAACTCCCAGCTCCAACTAGCAAGCTGCCAGCCAGCAATAGCTGCAAGTATTAAAACAAAAACTTTAGCTGGTAGTACTAAACCTAGTGCTGCAATAACAGCATAGGCAAATAAGAAGCCAAATATGGCACATAGAAAATTCTTGTCGCGCCAACTAGCCTTAAAATCACTTATCCATTGTTTCATCCTCGTCACCCTCTCCTACGGGCCACCATCGCATGCGTTGACTAGCCCACTCTACGTCTTGTTCTGGATAACCATTGTCAATTAACCATTGCTCAATGGGCCTGTCCCTTTTCCAAACCTTAGGAAATCCATAACGCCAACCACTTGGCGGATCAACCCACATCATCATAGTTTATCTCCTTGTAATAACAATTAGACTGCCCAGCACGCTAGGCAGTGTGATTGCTACTAGTGTTTAATCTGTGACCATACCTTACTACGAATATCAGCTTGCAGTTTGTCTGGTAGGTGTACGTAGTCGAGTTCTTCGCTTAATTTCTTGCCATTCTTAAAGCTCCAGTCAAAAAACTTGACGACTTCTTGACTAGCCTTTTTATCTTGTGGATCTTTATACATAACTATAAAACTTGCGGTAGTAATTGGCCAAGCATCCTTATGTGGTTGATTAACAATGCTCAAACCCATACCAGGCACACTAAACCAATCGGCCGCTACTGCGGCAGCTGCAAAGTTTGCATCATCTGGACTAATCCAGTTACCTGCTTTATTTTGTAGTTGTAGGTTGGTTAAACCATTCTTTTTAACATAGGCATACTCTACATAACCTATACTACCCTTTACTCGGGCAACATTAGCTGCTACACCTTCATTGCCTTTACCACCTACACTGCTGGCTGCAGGCCACTTTACTGCTGCTCCTCTACCAACCTTTGCAGCCCAATCTGGGCTGACACTAGCAAGATAGTCAGTAAAATTAAAAGTAGTACCACTTCCATCAGCCCTATGAACAACTGTAATGTTGGTGTTAGGTAGAGTCTTTCCAGGATTAAGTTTAACAAGTCGATCATCATTCCACTTACTTATCGTTCCCATAAACACTTCAGCAAGTACTGGGCCTGTAATCTTTAATTCATTGGGCTTAAATTCTTCAAGATTTACAATTGGTACAGTGCCGCCAATAATAGCAGGAAATTGAACCTGCTGCAGTTTATCTAAATCTTCACCCTTAACCGGAGCATCTGTAGCACCAAAGGCTACTGTTTTACTATTGATCTGACGAATACCGCCGCTACTACCAATACTTTGATAGTTTAGCTGTACTCCAGTTTGTTTGTTGTAGGCTTCTGCCCACTTTGCATATATTGGATAGGGAAATGTAGCTCCTGCTCCTGTAATAGTTTGTGCACTTGCGGCTAAGCTGATACCTAGTCCTGTGATGAGTGATAGTAATCGTTTCATTTAACCTCTTTATATTGAACCATTGCTTGTACAAATAACTCCGAATTTTTAGCAACTCCACCCTGCGGTTGCCAACCTAAACGCAAAAGAGCGTTGACCTCTAAAACTAGGGTGTCAACGCTAGGTGATTTTAAGATGATATATTTTGTGATTGTGGAATGAGGAGTGGGATTCGAACCCCGATTTGACAATTTTGCAGATTGTTGCTTTCGACCACTCAGCCATCCTCATATTAATATGATTTTGTTTAAAAAGTCCAACTTACAAAACTATGTCTTACACCAGATTTAATCTCGTTAACTCTATGAGGAAACATAAATGTACTTGGAAATATTAGTATAGAACCTTTAGTTAAATTTATAACTGTATTATCCCACATAATAAATTCTCCACCAGTATAATTATCATTCAATAATCCAACTATACTTAGTGTAGGTATTCCTTTTATTTTTCCGTCAAAAATATTATGTATATGATCAATATGTTGATGCATTTTTGTATTTACAAAGTATTTATTATATCTTACCTTAGTAAATCCATTACAAGTATCCCATAGATGGGCAAAATCTGCCATGTCTTTATGCATATAAGTTTCTATAGCAGCTACTATTGCTACATTTAACTCTTCTTCTTCTTGAATAATTGTTCTTGTAACTTGTAAATCATCTTTTTGTGCTGGCATTACATAATCATTGTAATCTTGATAATGATGTTTAATGTAATTTACATTATTTAAACTGTCAATAACACTATCACAAAAATCTAATGCTAAAAAATTATTATATACTTTAATATAATTGTGTAAGTATTGTTTATACATGTATTCCTTGGTCTGGGATGCAGGATTCGAACCTGCGGCCTCGAAGTTCCAAACCTCGCCGTCTGACCTGACTGACAATAATCCCAGAATGTTTTGGCAAGGGCACTAGGAGTCGAACCTAGAATAGCGGAATCAAAATCCGATGTGATACCATTTCACTATACCCCAGTTGTTTGGCCCGACCGGAGGGAATCGAACCCCCATTCGCACTTTAGAAGAGTGCTGTCCTATCCGTTGAACGACGGTCAGCTAGTTACTAATCTAATGGCGAAATCTTTTAAGAGTTCGGCGTGTTTGGGTGTATAGTCATGGCTAATACCAACAAACCACCAAGGCTCACTCTCAGGATGACAGCCTATTAAACCAACTTGACCGGCTTCAATAACAGCCATAGGATAACCATTTTGGTATCTAGCTATGACTTCTGTATTCTTAGTTGGTGCATGAAAGGTACAGCCGTCATAAAAGTACATGGTATATGGTGCACCCATCCAGCTAATGTTTGCTACAGTAGGTTCTTCATGGTCAATACCATTATCCTCAGTAACAATATATTGTCCTACGGCTAGTGGTACTAGATCAAAATATAGTCCACCTGCCCAGTAAGCACCCATGCAAATGCCTAAGTATTTACCGCCAGCTTCCACATAGTCTTGTACAACACGGACGTGGTTTCTGGTCATAATATCGTCAAATAGATCACTATCACCAATGCCGCCGCCTACTACTAAGAGATCGCAATCGTATAGGCTCACATGCAGGTTATCTAGTGTAATCATCTGCACCTTAAACTCAGGTTTAAGCGCACTGGCAACCGCATGTGCACAGTCAAGTTCTAAAACAGGATCATGTACTAGTATTTTAGCAGTTTTCATTGATCTTTTCCGTTTTCATAAAAATATATTATAGGCTAATATAACTCATTAATCAAGTCAATTTTATTAAACCTATGCAAATTTTACTCCACGAAACCATTTTTCTCCTGGTAGAGGAATAATTATATTCTGAGTTTTTAACCAGTCTATACTCACATCTATACTAGTAATAATTCTAGGTATAGTACCTAGATGTTTTACAGAATGGGTATCTCCGTCACAAAAGGCTAATATTTTTCCCTCTTGCCAAGTTTGTGTTTTTTGACCAACGGTTATTTTACATTGGGGGTCACATTGAATACCTAAATGTACTCTAAGAAATCTTTTTGTCCATCCAGAGTGTGGATTAAGAATACTACCAGGTTTAAGCACAGATATAAATCCATTCCTAAAGTAGCCTAATTTATCGCCTTCTTCTACCACGCTATATAGCGTAGGGCATATTGCTTTAGTTAAATTAGTAAGCGTTAAAACTTTTTTATATATTTCGTCGTTATTATTACCTTCAATTAGTCTATTGTTATCGTCATTCGAGACATATTTAACCTTTGCACTACCATGAATTTCTACATGTTCACCTTCAAACTGTGTATATGGAGCACATTTCCAATAATTTTCCCACAAACAATCATATCCTTGTATCTTATATTGAGGGTAGTCATGTAATATATTATAATTATTATTATATAAATTTAATACTTCTGTTCTAATGGTTTTGTATTTGGTAGTCAAATCACTAAATAATTTCAGTTCAGTAATTTTATTTTCGTGAAATAAGTTAGTATCATTCATTGAATATTATTCACAATAACTTTATTAGAATAATTGCTCATTTGTAGTAATTGTCGGCCTTTCCAATTTTTAACATCTAACTTAGAATCTTTATAAATTTTTAATAGTTCTTTTCTGTCATTTTTGAAATTATCAATAGTAGTTGAATCAATATTATTAGATAACACATCTTCTGCTTTTATACCTGCAGAAATAGTTTCCATAAACTCAAATTGATCGGCGCTGTTAGTTTCAATAAAATCACCGCTTAACCATTTTTCAACAGTTGATAAATATTTTGTTCTAGATTTTAAAACTATTTCTTTGTTTAGCTTATCTGCTAATTTTGCAGCAGATTGTGATGTCATATTTATGCTGTCATTGATCCAATGTGCATTAATACATAGTTCTGGAACTGGCAATAATTTATAGCCGTACTTAGCATATTCTTTGTCAAATCCACTTAACCTAGTCATAGCATTAGTTCTTATATATAAGCCGTAAAATTGCCATCTATTAAAATAAATTTCATTTTGATTCAAAAACCATTCATGTGTTTTATAAATTTCATCTTCTGTTTCATACGGAAGACCAACTATTAAACCAGTGCTTGTCCATATATTACCAAGACTTTTTAATTTTTTAATAGCGTCAAACTGTTTTTCTAAATTTCCGCCTTTACCAATTAATTTTCTAGCTTCTTCTTTAAAAGACTCAATACCAAATTGAGCCGATATTAGTCCAGTATCAACTAACATTGAAATTGTTTCGGGGAATCTTGCTAATAAGTCTGCGCGTAAATACGCGGCATATTTAATTTTAATGTTGCTTTTAGCAATAGCATTGGCAACTTTTTCTAATTTTACTAGATTATCGTTAAATGTATCGTCTTGAAAAGTATATGTTGTTACACCATACTTTTCATAGTTTTTTACAAGTTCCTGAGTTATATTAACTTCATCTCTAATATAGTCGTTTTTCTTCTTTCCTAAAAGAGGAAATTGACAAAATTTGCATTTAAAAATACACCCACGACTAATTTCTATAGGAAGAACATGTTTATTTATAATATCTGAATTCTTCCACTCAATGGTTAGATCTCTAGAATCTGTGCCATAGTTTGCTTCTGCATCAATTGCATAAGTTCCGTGATATGGAACCCAATTTATACCGTCTAGTCGTTTTTTTGTTAAAAAATCTAAGTAATGTAAAATTGTTGCTTCGGCATATCCCCAAATAATTCTATCTACTAATTTTATATTTAAACAATTATTTTCAGTTGTATGCAAATTAATTTCAGTTCCACCAATAATTGTTTTAATTTTTGGATATTTATTTTTAACAATTGAAAATAACTCATTTATTTTAGTAAAATTGTTAAAGAAAGTAACGCTAACTCCAATAAATAATGTTTTATCTGATATAAATCGTTGTAGCAATCTATTAAGTTCACTAGTTGTAAATGAGTCAAAAAAATCAATTACTTCAATGTTGTAATTATGTTGTTCTAAAAATGTTCTAATTCTAAACGCACCAGCCGGTCTAGAAAATAAGTTATCGTTCCCTAGACCAGTAAATATTATACCATGCATACTATAGTTGTTTCAGTTAAAATAGTGGTTCTAACATAGAATACGCTTCATTCCACTCTAATTGTTTTTTAGTTGAAATAGAGTGTATATTATGACTTATACACCATCTAGGTAGTTTAGTATTATTATTTACAGAGTGTGGTATACCAACATTAACTAGACTTGGGAATCCTATTTGTTGCCTATGTGTTTCAGTACAATCGGCTTCGTTAAATAATAAATATTTTGTTCCTATTGGTGTAGTGCAAGATTGATAGTTATCATTATTAGGAGTCCACCAAATCATTTCTCCACCACCTATAACCCAATTTAATTTAACTATATTGCTAAACTTATCTAAATCAATATGAATTGGCAAAATTGTTTCAGGTGGAATATAAAAGACTTCTGCCCTACTAACATAGATATTTAATCTTTTTAGTAGGGTTGCTAAGTTTGCATCTATATTAGGATAGTTTATTATTTGTATTTGTTTGCTATTAATAGCAGTATTTTTAATATTAATAAAATTATTTAAACTAATATTAATATTAGCTAAATCTTTGCAAAACATATTGTCCTAACTTAAATTGTGTGTTGGTGCTGCCTCGTGGGATCGAACCACGTTCCTCGGTTCTTCAGACCGGTGCTATGACCACATCAGCTAAAGCAGCAAATACGTTTTGGGGTGACTATTGAGATTTGAACTCAAGCCGAGACAGCCACAATGTCTAGTGCTACCATTACACCATAGTTACACCAAAAAATATTTGGTACGAACAATATAGTTGAGTACACTAGCATCCACTTTTGCAACGTGTACCTCGTTGCCTAAACGTGCTGCCTTGCAAGGTAATATTTTCAGGTGGTCGAACGCCAACTGCTAATGTACTCAACTATATTTTGGTACGGGCACAGAGAATCGAACTCTGGTTTATTGGTTAAAAGCCAATTACTTTACCACTAAGTTATACCCGCCTGGAGGAGGGCTGATAGAATCGAACTCCAACCGTTTGCACAGTCCATCTGCTTTCAAGGCAGTGCTAGGCCCAGCCTAGATAACCCTCCATGTTTGGTTCCAGATAGTGGGCTCGAACCACTGACCTAACGATTATCGGTCGTTTGCTCTACCAGCTGAGCTAATCTGGATTGGTTGCGGGAACAGGATTCGAACCTGTGACCTTTAGCTTATGAGGCTAACGAGATTCCACTACTCTATCCCGCGATTGTTTTTTGGCTCTGAGAGTAGGGATCGAACCTACGACCAATTGGTTAACAGCCAACTGCTCTACCGCTGAGCTATCTCAGAATTGATTTGGCGGAAAGCCAGGGAGTCGAACCCTGTGATCCACTTTCGTGAATCTACGGATTAGCAATCCGCTGCATTACCATCCTGCCCGCTTTCCAAATTTTTAATATACCAGCTGTAGGCAACTAGCATATTAAAAGTTTGGCTCCGGTGGAGGGAATCGAACCCCCACTAACGGTTTTGGAGACCGCCGCACTGCCATTATACTACACCGGAGTTGTATGGTGGACAACCAGGGAATCGAACCCCGTATACCAGAGGTAACAGATTTACAGTCTGCTGCAGTCGCCAATGCTGCTCGTTGTCCAAGTTTGGCACACCGTACGGGATTTGAACCCGTGATCTACGCCGTGAAAGGGCGTTGTCCTAGACCGCTAGACGAACGGTGCGTTGTGTTTAATCAATCAATATATAATATTATAGGCTGTTTAACACAACAATTCAAGTAAATAAATACTGTTGTAGCATTGGCTCATTATAAATCATTTGAAGCGCAACTGCTACTAAAACTAGTGCACCTAGCCAAATAGTTCGTGGCCAGCGTTCAATTATTTTGGCAATAACTGTACTGCCAAATAATATAATAGGCACACTAACTAATAATCCAAAAATAATTAATAGCCAATTACCACCAGCAGCGCCTGCAATACCTAGTGCATTATCTAGGCCCATAACTGCGTCCGCCCACACAATGGTAGCCATAGCTCCCCAAAAAGTGCTGGCTGCTGTTACTTCATTTTCTTCCTGTTCTGGCTGCTTGCGAACTAGTGTCCAAGCTATATAAATAAGTGCTAATCCGCCAACTAATCTTAAGCCAGGAATCATTAGCAGATAGGTTAGTGCAGCTACACATAAGAATCTAACTGCAACAGCTCCAAATGTGCCCCAGATAAGTGCACGACGCCTAAGGTGCGGCGGTAAGTTCCTACTAGCCATTGCAATTACTAGTGCATTTTCTCCACCTAGTACAACATCTATTAGTACAATAGCTAGTACCGCTGAAACTATTTCAATCATCTGTCATCACCTTTAGGCCACGGCCAAGGTTCGCCACTTCTTTGACTCATTGCTGCCAGCCACGCCTCGTTATCTTTTTGCTCTTGCGCGACCCTAAGCCGCCAAATTACTAATCCCATAATCAATACAAATATGCCTATGCCAAGTAATATTTCCATGTTTAGTCCCACAGTGCTTCATAATATTTGCCAAATAATCTATAGCCATTGCTCTTGCGAGCTTGCCAGGCATCTAAGCCTTCACGGTCAATTTTAATTAACTCAAGCTGCTCCTGAAAGCTCTTGCCACGCTTTTCATCCTCTGAGGGATGAGTGTAGAACTTGTCATCACCAGTGTCATCAAGCTTTTGCTCAAAGGCCCAAATCATTTCGTCTAGTGCCCAATCCCAACGCTTAAAGTGATTGTCATCAATATCCCAGTCATTTTCTTTGGCAGGTGCACTAGTACTCTGCAAATATTCTGGTACATCACTATCATCTACTGTTGGAGCACCGTGCTTAGTAGCTTTTAGCTGTTTGAGCATGGGCACGACAATGTGTGCTAGGGTATGATCCATTGACCAAGTATCCCAATTGTCAATGCGTACAAAAGTACGCTGAGTCTTTTTACTGTCTACCCACAGCAAGAATTTATGCAGCAGAGTATTGCTGCCGTCTTTGCGCTCAGCAAGCCACTCGCCAAAATTGTATACCCAACGCGGCTTGTCTAGGATACCATCTTCATCAGGTACTTTCTTAGCCCAAAAGCAAAGCAGTTCAGCTAGCTGATAAGGGCCAAACCAGTTGTTATATGAGCCAATAATTACCTTCATTTTAGTTCCTTATGCTTGTTCTTTGTTTAAGTCTAAGTATACTGCTGGTTGTATACCACTAGTGGTTACACGAGTAGGACAGCCAAAGTGTGGACATACATAACCCTGAGCACGCTCAGTGGTCATGCCACATACAGGACAACCACGGTATATTGCACGCTGCACTGGCTGCACTGGTGGTATTAGTTTATATACTAATTGCCTTAATTCCATAATTTCTTGCTCCAGCTTGTAGAGTTTGGTTTCTAGGTCTTGTTGTGCCTTTACCTCTGGTGGTGGCATGCCTGCCCACATTTGTCCAAGATTATTTTTCACTGTCTAACTCCCGCTGTGCACGTGCACCTTGATGAAATGCTTCCTGCACCCAGTATTGTAGGCTATCGTGCGTAACATTACCACACTCAAGCATTTCTTCTAAAAATCCATTACGATTGCGCTTGCTATCATAACTAGGAAAAGATTTGTGATAAAACCACTCAATAAATTTCTTTTGTACAGGTATGTTCACTACCAACTCTCCACGTCAGTTATATCTACACTAGTATCACTAGTTTTACCAAAAAGCGAGAATTTTACTTTTACAACTGGCCCAATGCCGGTATGTTCTTCGTACAATTCGTAAAGCTCAACTTCTTGAAAGTGATCTACAATCTCAGCCAATTGGTTAATCTGTTTTCTTGTTAGTTTCATCTTGCTTGCCTAAGTGTTCCAGTAATTGCATTACTAGAATAGTTAAATCATTTAGTCTGCCTTCTACAAACTGTAAGCGCGTGCTTTCTGTAATAGGATGCCAACTATTTTTTAGTTCATTTAAGTCCTTTTCATCGCGAACTATAAATTGTTGTCTAGCTAGCTTATAGTCAAAGTGTTCCACGTTATCTCCGCATTGCGCTAATGTCGCGGGCCTCTTGTTGGCTGAAAATGGGCACAGCATTAGACTTGTGTAGTGTACCAATGCCAATGATATTACCGCCGGTGTAAACGGGACTCTCACGCTTAGCACCTACACCTACGCCGCTGTCTCGGCTAGGAATATGATCGTTCATAGTGCGGCCTGGTGGCGGCGCTAATTTAGGAATCTTATTAGTGCGGTATTTTTTCATGAGTATATCCGTCAAATAAAAATCTATTATACGCCGGTTAAGCTTCACCGTCAAGATTATTTTTACGCATCTGATGCTTTAATTCCTTGCCTAACCAACCAATAGCACTTTGAAAATTTTGTACTTGTAGTACCTGACCAGGTAACCATTCAGGTTTTAATGTTAGTGCTAACACCTCGTCCTTGGTAACATATATTGGTTTAATATGCCCATCATACCAACGTAAGCGCTTAACTTCAATAGTAACTGTTTCTGGACCCTCAACTGAGCCAACCGCGACCCGCTCTACAAAGTCGGCAGTAATTGGGCGTTTTACAGCAACCTTAACACTGCCTTCGCGCTCTAGTGTATCTAGTAGCCATGACGGTAAATTAATAACAGTAATAGGCTCAAAATCGTGGGTATACAGTACTATGTTCATTCGCTAATCCTTGTATAATTTAATACATTTCCCGTTCCATATTGTGCTTCGGCCAACAATTTAGCACTATAATCATCGTCTGCCCATATATAGGCATGTATGGTTTGATAGTCATTAACCTTAATCCAAAGTTGATATTTATACATAGTTATCGCCTAAAAATAATTCAGTTAATTCGCTATTTTCTCCTATTTGTCCAACAGGAAATGTATTAAAACTTATGCTTATTCTTGTATCACTGTTTTGACTAGTCGGCGAAACCATGTGGACAAGACTACTAGGAAATAATATTAACCTACCCTGAGTTGCTTCAAACCACCAACTATCGCTATTATAAACATTGTATTCTTTAGCCAATATTTTTAATTGTTGGTATCCATCTTTATAGAAATAAATTTTATCAGTGGCGTTATTAGTTTTTACATAAAAAACTCCACTTACAAAACTATTAGGATGGTTATGTTTATGATGATATTCTTCTGGCTCTGTATAATTTACCCAACTTTGGGTAATTTTCATATTTAATTTATTAATTGGACTATAAATATTAGTTATATATTCTTCCAAACAATTAGTAAAAAATTGTTTAAGTTCTTGTAGAGGTTCGTTAGATAACACGTAGTTATTAACACTAGTAGTATTTCCTAGATTTGCGCGCGTTTCTAGTTCTTGTATATACTTATTCTCAGCAATAGTAATTGGCCTAGCCAGATCAAAAAATGCTACTGGCGTTGGAAATAAGTTCATTATTTTCACTAGACATTTTCCTCAAAAAATGCACTAATAGTAACTGGTGCAACATGGCATAATTCGTTGTAGGCACACTTAGCTATCATTCTATGTTCTTTTTGCGTGCTTACATGCAATCTTTGTTTTAAGTAAAATATCCAGCTGCGTAGTGTTCCATTCATATACATGCGACTAGGAGTTAATCCTTCTGGTAATAGTGCTCTGGCTTGTTCTTTGGCAATACCTACACTAATTGCCCAGTCATATTGTCGTTGAGCATCTTCTGCCAAATTCTTTAGTCTATACTCCCACTGTGCCCCTAGTGTACGATCTGTTTCACGAGTGTAGTCTAAGGATATGCTATTCTGACGATTCTTACGATCCTGCAGCCTAGCCTCTCTGGTTGTGTCTAGTTGACCAAGTTTTTCAACCACTTGATACCTTTGCGAAAACTCCTGAAAACTAAACGACCTATGGCGTAGTATTTGGCGACCAATATCGCGTGTTGTATTAATTTCCATACAAACATTAACCATTTCAAATGGACTAACATGGCCTTCCCTAATCATATAACGTAGCAAGCCACCATAATCTTGGTTCATTTGATTTTCTGGATTGCTTACTCTGGCAATTTGTGCAATGTTTTTATCAATGTCTGGTGTTGACCACCAAATGTGTGCTGTATGCATTTTTGTTGTATTTTCTCAGTTAAAATATTATATATTATACCACTAAAGCAAAAGGGCAGCAAGCTAAAAATTTAGCTTCTGCCCTGTAAATTAAATATAGAATATGTGTCTACCGATAGTTCTTACGTATCGCTTTGTTGTTCTCCAAGTAGGTTTTACATAATTGGCATGAAAATATAGCGCTTCAAATCCTTCTAAAAATAGTTTGCCTTGCAAAATACCCTTAGCTATATGTAATGAGTCCCTCCATTGTTTTTGATCACGAACCATTATATTTTTATAGGCAGTCCAGCTGAACTGATCTTTTTGGTATACCACACCGCAAATAGTCTTGTTAAACTCTTCCTTATGTAATACACGATTTAGCGTTACTTGTGCAACCGCTATTTTTCCTGTCAAACTTTCTCCCTTAGCTTCGAAGTATATATTCTTAGCTAAACATTCTAAATCTCGTTCATTGTGTTTTATTATATAATTTGTGTTAAGTGGAATATTTTGTATGCTTAATGATCTATTAGGGAAAAATAAACTACAAGCCAGGAAAATAGCTAAAGCTATTTTGGCCAGATACATTTACGTTCCTTTACCTATAGAGTTGAATATTTTATTATACGATATTGATAAAAAATTTTCAAGTG